AATGATTCTATTAGAATTAAAGATGCTTTTGTTATTAATATAGGAATTAATTTTGAAATTGTAGTACTTCCTAATTTTAATAGTAATGAAGTACTTACAAATTGTATTAATACGTTAATAGAATATTTTAACGTAGATAACATGCAAATAAACCAACCTATTTTAATTAATGAATTATATTTAATGTTAAATTCTGTTGATGGGGTTCAAAATGTTAAAGATATTGTATTTAACAATAAAGTAGGAGAAAGTTTAGGTTATTCTAAATATGCTTATGATATGAGTGGAGCAACTGCAAATGGCGTAGTTTATCCTTCACAGGATCCCTCTATTTTTGAAATAAAATTTCCTAATACCGATATAAAAGGTAGAGTAGTACCCTTATAATATAAATTATGGCAGTATACAAAATTTTTCCTGAAAAAGATTCAACTATATATTCTGAATTCCCTTCTATGAATACAGGATTAGATGAAATTATAGAAGCATCTACTTTTTATAATTCTATTTCACCTGAGGTAAGTAGGTATTTAATTAAATTTTCTCAAACAGAAATTGAAGATATTATAGATAATAAAATTGGTACTGCTAATTTTCAAGTTAATTTAAGAAATTATATTGCTAATGTAACAGGAATTAATACCGATACTACTCTAGAAATCTTTCCAGTATCGGGATCTTGGAATATGGGAACTGGAAGATATTCTGTTAAACCCCAAGTAAAAAATGGAGTATCTTGGACTTATAGATTAAGTGAAGATGAAGGAGCATGGGTCACTAGTAGTTTTTCAGCATATGTTACTGCTTCTTACAGTGGTTCTAATGAGGGAGGAGGAAATTGGTATACAGGATCAGCTTTAGGTTTAGATGTTAACCAATCTCAAGTGCTAAGTTATGCTAATGATAAAGATTTAAATGTAGATGTTACTAATACAATACTAACTTGGTATAGTGCTTCTAATAGTTTAGGAGGGTTTGCTAACGATGGTTTTTTAGTTAAACAGTCTGATTCTGATGAATTTAGATATGATCAAAATTATGTTACTACTGTAAAGTATTTTTCTATAGATACTCATACTATATATCCACCACAACTTGAATTCAAATTTGATGATTTTGTGTTTAACACAGGATCTTCTACTAATACTATTATAGATACTTCTCGTATGGTTGCTTCCTTAGATAATAATGGAAAAACCTATAGACGAGATAGTGTTGAAAAAATTAGAATTAATTCTCGCCCTCAATTTCCTGAAAGGGTTTTCCAAACAGCTTCTCTTTATACTACAAATTTTTATCTTCCTACAGCTTCTTTTTATGCTGTTAAAGATTTAGATACTAATGAATTTGTAATTGATTTTGATACTACCTATACTAAAATCAGTGCTGATAGTGAAAGTAGTTTCTTTACTTTATATATGAATGGGTTAGAGCCTGAAAGATATTATCAAATTTTATTAAAAGTTAATATTGGAGGAGAAACCCTAGTATTAGATGATAAATATTATTTTAAAGTAATAAATGGATAATCAATTAAAAACATATAATTCGGGAAATGAATTAAGTTTAAATAAAAAACTTTATGATAAGTCTGCTTATCTTAATACTATTGATACTGAATTTACTGAGTTAGTTCCCCCTGCCCCTGAAGAGGTAGCTTCGGTTACAGTTGAAGAGTTTTTTGAATTATATAATGAATTATTTTATGAAATTCCTAAAGAGGGGGAAATTAATTCCCATGAATATCTTATAAAACAAAGTACTAATTACGTGGGATCACAAATTATTACAGATGATGTACAAGCTTTATTAGATGAAATTACTTCATTAAGAGAAGAAAATTTAGTCTTACAACAAAATATAGTAGATTTAACCCTACCAACAGATGATAACAATAACACCACTAAATAATCCTGAGGGAGTAACTCAACAGGAGTATAATTCTTCCCAAGAAGCTCTTATACCAGTGGTAGATTCTACTTCAGAATTTAACCCTGTTACAGATAAAGTAATTTTTTCTGTAGAGACCATTACAGGAGAATTATTAGTGAGTGAAAAAGTTTCTAATTTTAATATTAGAAATTATAAAAATACTATTAACGAAGATCAAATTTCTTCTGTTGTAGTTTATCCTACTCAAGATATAGAAAATTCTGGTTATTCAACAGGAGTTTATAATGTTTACTATAATTTTTATAGAACAGCTTTAAAATCAGATCAATATAAATTTTTCTTACAAGAAATTTCTCCTAGTAGGACAGAATTAAGATTATCAGTTAATAATGTTTCTAATAAAGAAATTAATTCTTTAGTACAAGAGTTTCAATCTTTACTTGAGGGGGATGCATTTAAGGATTTTTATGTAGAAATAAATGGTTCTTATTATATTGCTAATAATATTTTAGTAGACGTTGCATCTGTTCCTAATACTATTCTTTTAAAATTATATCAACCCCTCCCTTCTAATATAGAGGTAAATACTCAACTCGAAGTAGTATTTGAAACAGCGGAAACTGTTGGGTTTAATATAAATTTACCTCCTAAACCTATTCAAATTGAAGGAGACGTAGAGTATATAAAGGGACCTAATTTTAGTTACCAACTCTCAGACCAAGTTAACAATTCAACAATTGAACAAGACTACAATTCATTAGTAGGAATTAATCAAATAACTTCTTCATATAATGAATTAGAAAATTTTTTAAACCAAAAAGGTATAACAGTTAATATTGATTATACTGAGTTTGATAATTTTATTCAGTTTAGTTCTGCAGAACAAAGATTATTAAATTTTTATTATAAAGTAGGTCAACTTGAGGCATTTAACAATGATTTAAATAATCTAAATACTATCACTTCATTTTCACCTTCTGTATCTGCTTCTAAAGCATCATTAGAATCCCAGATAACGGATATTATTAGAAATTTTGATGGGTATGAAAATTACCTTTATTACACCTCAGGAGCTTTAGCTTATCCTAAATCTAATTCATCTCAACCCTATACTTTACAATCTACAGGTAGTGGAGAAGTGTTGAATTGGTTAGGAAGTGCAAATGAATCCTCTCCTTATTATGGAGGCAGGTTACTTACAGCCTCAGTGTACGATAATGAAAATCAAGATAATTTATTTAATACTGTTCCTACTTATTTAAGAGAAGATCCTGCTAACGCAGGATATGAATTATTCTTAAATATGATAGGACAACATTTTGATATATTATATTCTTACATTAATATTATAACAGAAAAAAATAATGCTGATAATAGATTAGATCATGGCATATCAAAAGATTTAGTTGCAGATGCACTAAGGGATGCTGGATTAAAACTATATCAAAATAATTTTTCTTCTGATGAATTATATTCTGCCATTATAGGATATAATCCTAATGGAGGTATTTTACCCCCTACAGGTTCTGAGGTTATAAATGAATATGTGGCTGTTGCTAATAGTGCTATTCCTTTAGATGACTTTAATAAAGAAACATATAAACGTTTATATCATAACTTACCTTATCTTCTTAAGAAAAAAGGTACAGTTGAAGGTTTAAGGGCTTTAGTTAATTGTTTTGGTATTCCTGATACAATTTTAAGAATATCCGAATTTGGGGGTAAGGATAAAAATAATACTAATGATTATGATTATACCCATAACAGGTTTAACTATTCATTATATGCCAATGCTGTAGATCAGGTAGTAGTACCTTGGACCTCTTCATTATTCCAAATGACAGATGGGGGTAGTAATGGAAACGTACCCCAAGCTATATTTTTCAGATTTAAAACTGATGGTTATAGAGATTCTCAAACTCAAGCTCTTTTAGTTAAGGATTCTGGGAATAAAGAATTTCCAAATTTCCATATAAAACTAGAACATACAGGATCAGGAACTTTAACTAGTGGTTCTTATTCAGGATCAATTCAAAGTCAAAGTGCAGAATATGGTACTTTAACTTTTCAAATAGGAAATCCCGCTGCTAGTTACACTGCTTCTATCAATTTACCTTTTTATAATGGGGATTGGTGGGGAGTTAGTTTAATAAAAGGAAGATTTGATTATAATTTAAGAGCAGGACAAAAAATATATAATGGGCAAGATGGGTGGAAAATTGGATATTTTGATTCTGCCTCTGTGTTAGCTGATAGTGGTACAGCCCTTAATCATTGGAATCCTACAGGAAGTGTTAGGTTTAGTAATGATGTTATTTTAGATTCTGCTTATAATGTAGATACTACTTTATTTAAGGGATATTACCAAGAAATAAGATACCATATTACTAATTTTGATGGAACAGAGGATTCCGTTAATACTATAACAAAAGATTATATAATGAATCCTACTTCATTGGAATCTATAGCATTAACAGGATCTAATTCTTCTTTTAATAGTATTTCATTTAGAGCCCCCTTAGGTAATGAATTAATAGGAGTTAGTAGTAGTTTATTTATACCACCTTTAATTTTTAATGTTGGAGATGGGTTACCTACTAGCTTACCCTTTAATCTTCCTTTACTTAATAGTGTTATAAATCCTTCTACAGGACTACCAGTAAGTTTACCTTTTAGCTTACCTCTTTATAGTACAAGTACTCATTTCTTGACTTCAGTACATCCTGCTATATCCGCTAGCTCAGATTTATTAGTAAGTCATTCATTCGGAGATAATAGTACTTATAGAATTATAAATTATGATGCGGGCCAACCTTTAGGATCCCATTTAGTAGGAGATACTGAATTTTACTATTTTGATCAACCTGCTTCTGGTGTTAAAAATAGAGTATCTGAAAAAATAAAGTCTTCTAATATTTCTATTGCAACAGGTGATACTTTATCTCCTTACAGAAGTGTTCAACAAAACTATCCCTCTGAAAGGAATTATACTAAAGATGTAAATTATGTTGAGGTTGCATTTTCCCCTCAAAATGAAATTAATGACGATATAAATTCTACGTTAGGATACTTTAATATAGGGGAATATATTGGAGATCCCCGTCAAGTGTCTGAATCGCATTATTCATATTCTGGATTGGATCAAATACGAGATTCTTATTTTGAAAAATACTATAAATCTTATGATTGGAAAGATTATATAAGATTAATTAAATATTTTGATAATTCTTTATTCAAAATGGTACAAGATTTTGTACCAGCAAATTCAGGATTAGCATCGGGAGTTGTAATTAAACAACACTTATTAGAAAGAAATAAACAACGACCTACTCAAGTAGAAACTTCTAGACACGATTATACGGGATCTATAGAATCTGCATTTATTAGTGGAGGAACTGGTG